CTTATTCGCTCGCGTGCCGGCGACAAAGTCACACCATGAATTCCACCAGTGACGCGCGCCGCCGGTGTCGGCGCAGACCGCCACATAGCGGGCGATCTTTGCGAGTTTCGTCGCATGTTTGACGGTCTTTGCGAGCTTGAATTCAGCTTCACCCAAGCCAAGGCGGCGGAGGTTATGCGTATCGAGACATGCGACTTCAAGGCCGCAGATTTGGGCCACAAAGGAGGCCTTCACTATGCCCAGGCCGGGCACATTCGAAAGCACATCGACGGCGCCGACAGTGTCGGACACTTCAACCGCCTTGACCACAGCCGCATGCAGCACAGCTGCATGTTCTACCGCATAGCGGTGACCGTCACGCTTCGAGCCGAACAGGTATTTCGAGTCGGAACCATTGGCGCGGATGTCGGCCATCTGGCGCGCCACAGACTGCAATGGTTGCTGAATGGTGCATAGGACGAACGTGATTACGTCCGTCAATCCTTCCGGTGACGCAAGCGCGTGCGCTTTCATCAAGGGGACGTCTCTATCGTATGACATTGCTGGTTCCCTGCCATTTCCGTTTCGATGTCGCCTTATCGCATGATATCCGTTATCCGTCAACGCCTATTTTCACTTTCGTAACGGATTTTTCCGTTACCATTGATATCATTGAAGAATTGAGCGGACAAGCTATGCGGTTTTTTACCCCCTTGTCCGCTCAATTGTCCGCTCAATTTTTGGGCTTGTCCGCTCAATGTCCGCTCAATTGTTCAATGATATCAACGTGAGCGGACATTGAGCGGACACAAGGGGACGTGATTTCCAATTGAGCGGACAAAATTACGTGTCTAGAGACACGTTTGTCCGATGGCGCGCCCTCGCGTGTCCGCTCAATTCTCCAATCAAACCCCAAATTAAAACCCCTCCCTTCGGTGGCTGACAGCTGCAGCAATGCCGCTTGCCCGGCGTTCCGCTATCCGCGGTGTGGCTCGAGCTCGAGCCACTGTAGCATGCTTCCCTGTGGCGCCGCTTGAGCACCATGCCGCCGGCGGCATGGTGCTTAAGCGCCAGGGCGCCAGGCCTGGCGCGCTCGCAATCAATACTTATCCGTTACTTAAGCGTTACTTGCGACGTATCTATACAGTATACTCACAATGCATCACAGTATACATGCGGTTTGATCGCTGAACTATACTTGAACTAGTCTTGAACTATACTAGGGGGCGGGGGCGAGGGGTCGTCGCAACCGGGGGTAGTACTGGCGCGCGGGTCCCCTGGAATTTGCGCAAGGTTGGAAATGTGATAAACCGTTACCTGCATATGGTTTTGCCACCCCTCACATGGCCCGGTAGCTATACCTGTTCCGGATATGCGCATTGAAGTGGCCGCCCGTCGATCCCGCATACAGCAATGCCGCATACTCCTCCTGTGGCACGTTCCAGTAGGCGTACACAGACCCGTCGGTGAACCTCACCGTCAGCGTCTCGCTGGCTTCGTCGTAGTCGATCTCGCTGATGGCGGTGCTCATGCCGCAGCCTTGCGGACCCACGGGCGGGCCGCGAACGTGCCGGGGTCGATACGCCCTCCGGTGGCGTACAGGCGGATCATCTCCTCCTGGATGGCCAGCGGGATCGGCACCGGATTGGTCTCACGCTCGAACTCGCTGATCCGCACCTTGTGGCGGTAGCCGAGCAGGTTTGCCAGCTCGCGCTGCGTCAGCAGGAGCCCCAGCCTGATGTGGCGGAAGTCGCTTCCGGTGAGGTGTCCGGGTCGGTAGGTCTTAGCCATGTCGTGTCTTTCGTTTGTGGCGCAGATCGTCGAGAACAGCCTCGAGCAGCGCCTCCTCCGGGATGTTGGAGCCGATCTGCACCTGGATGTCGCCGCTGCGGCTGCACCGGTGGACCACCATCAGGGCAATGCCGATCGCTTCGGGGTCGACCACCTTCACATCGGCGTCAGCCAGTTGCATGATGTTCATGAAGTCGGTCTTGTCCATTGCCTTGTCCTTGTCCGGCATGTAGTGTAACGGAAAGGCAGATGCAATGAAAGGGTTCCGTCGGTGATCGACAGGGCGGTTTATTTCGACGCGGTGCGGGAGACGCTGTTCAGCGGGGCTTTGACCCAGCAGCAGGTCGACGGCCAGAACATCCTCCTGTCGTTGTGGGAATACGAAGGCACGGGATCGCCGATGGACGACGGGCGGTGGCTCGGCTACTGCCTCGCCACGGTGTACTGGGAGACCGGCACGAGAATGTGGTCGGTGAGGGAAGTCGGCCAGGGCAAGGGCATGGATTACGGCGTCGTCGACCCCGAGACCCTCGAGACCTACTACGGCCGCGGGCTGGTGCAGCTGACGTGGAAGGACAACTACAGGAAGGCCTCCGCGGCGCTCGGACTGATCGACGATCGCGATCTGGTGTGGCACCCCGACATGGCGCTCGATTCGCTGATCTCCGCGCGAATCCTGTACAGAGGCATGGCTGAAGGCTGGTTCACCGGCAAGCGGCTCAACGACTACTTTTCCGATTCGGAACACGACCCCGTCAACGCCCGCAAGATCGTCAACGGCCTCGATCATGCCGAGGACATCGCCGCTCTCTTCGATGCCTTCATGGCGGCGATCGAGGAGGCGATGGAAGTCGCGCCGGCTGGCGCGGTGACGCTGACGGTGCCTCACGGAGTGAGGGTCGTCGTCAACGAACTGGTGGTGGAACCGTGAAGAAGACCTGGGGACCGCACAATGCGCCCGACATGCGCGAGCTCCGCGAGAAGAAGAAGCGGGCGAAGCAGGACGTCCTGACCGATCGCGAGCGCGCCCTGGCGCTCGGCATGGTCGGTGGGTTGTCGCTCAAGGCGGCGCTGCAGAAGGCGGGGTACGCCTCCTCGCAATTGTCGGTCGCCGACTCCATCCTCTCCAGGCCGCGCTTCATCCGCTACGTCGACGCGCTGCGCAGGAAGCAGGTGGAAAGGCTCGACTACTCCATCGACAACCTCTGCGCGCGGCTCGAGCGGGTCTATCTGGAGGCCATGGAGAAGTCGCAGTACGGCCCCGCGGTGCAGGCCGTCATGGGCATCGGCAAGATGATGGGGCACCTCGCCGACAAGACCGAGATCGAGCTGCACATCCTGTCCAAGCCGGCCCGCGAGCCGACCAACGAGATATCGCTCTCGCCCGAAGAGTGGCAGCGGCAGTTCACGCCGAAGCGCATCCAATGACGGCTGTCTCAGTCAGGCTTGGCTTCGTTCCGCAGCCAGGGCCACAGCTTGCCTTTCTCAAATGCCCGACGGATATCGTCGTCTACGGCGGCGCCCGCGGTGGTGGCAAGACCTACGCCAGCCTTGGCGAGTTCTGGATTCACGCCGAGGACCACGGTCAGGACGCGGTGGGCCTTATCGTCCGGCGCAGCCGGGAGGATCTGAAGGACACGATCGCCACCGCCATCCGTATGTACGGAAACGCTGCGCGTTACGCTGAAAAAGGCAATGTGTTCCGCTTTGCGAATGGGGCCCGGCTCAATTGCGCCTACCTTGAGAACGACCGCGATGCCGAGAACTACCAGGGGTGGAGCCTCACGCGTGTCTACGTCGAGGAACTGACCCAATTTGCGCAACCCGATCCGGTGATGAAGCTGCTCGCCACCCTGCGCAGCAGCAAAGGCATCAAACCGCAGTTTCGCGCTACCTGCAACCCCGGAGGCGTCGGCCATGGCTGGGTCAAGGAATGGATCATCGACCCCGGTGAGTACACCCTCACCACCGACCCAGAATCAGGTCTCACCAGGACCTTCATTCCCGCCAGGCTACGCGACAATCCTGCACTGCTCGACAGTGACCCCGGCTACATCAATCGCCTTAAGGCAGTGGGTAGCCCTGAATTGGTACGAGCCTGGTTGCTTGGCGACTGGACCGTCATCGAAGGTGCCTTCTTTCCCGAGTTTTCGCGCGACCGTCATGTCATCGAGCCTTTCGATATTCCAGATCACTGGACCCGCTGGCGGGCGATGGACTGGGGCTCCGCCAAGCCCTTCTCGGTGGGATGGTACGCCCACGTCCAGGACGACACCCCGCATAACGGCCACATCCTGAAGCGTCACGCCATCATCCGCTACGCCGAGTGGTACGGCTGCGAGAAGGCGAACGTAGGTTTGCACATGACGGCGGAGGAGGTAGCGCATGGTATCGTCCACAGGGAGACCCAAGGGGGCCGCCGTCTCAAGATGGCTTATGGAGTACTCGACCCTTCTGCGTTTGCGGTCATCAGTGGCCCCTCGATTGCTGAAACACTTGCTCGACACGGCGCCCCGTTCCGAAGAGCCGACAACACCCGAAAATCCGCCGACAAAAGGATGGGTGGATGGGATCAGGTCAGGAACCGACTGAAGGGCGACGAAGATCGAAATCCCATGCTGCTGATTTTTGAGACCTGCCGTCACCTGATCCGCACTCTCCCCATGATGCAGCACGACCCCTACAACCCCGAGGACCTCGACAGCGACGCCGAGGACCACGCCGTCGACGAATTGCGTTATTCCTGCCTGTCGCGCCCCTTCGGTGCGCGCGTCGTCAAGACCGAGGACAAGAACCCGTACCTCATCGCCAACGTCTTCAAGCTGAAAGACCTGCACTAGGCTCTTGTACCTCGGGACGAATTGCGGAAATCGCCAAATGTGGTATCTGATTCGCGTCAAGCCCCCACAGCTTGACGAGGATCCCCGCCATGGCCAGTCCGTTCAGCCTTTCCGGCAAGAAAAAGGACCAGGCTGGAAGCGCGGATTACAACGCAACTCTCAAAAAGAACATGGCCCGCTACAAGGACCGCGATGAAGCGGTTCGCAAGACCAATATCGCCACCGGCCACGGTAATTCCACCGCGCAGCGCTTCATGCACGAAGGTGGCGGCGCCAAGGCAGCTCCGGCCGGCGGCAAGGCCAAGTCAGGCGGCGGCGGTGGAACGACCGGTCGTCGCAAGACCACCTCGACCAAGAAAAGAGGCAATTTCTCCCTGCCCAAGTCCGCGCCGATTCCGACACCCCGCTCCATGGGGTCACCCGACCTGGCGGTGTCGCCG